ACCTTGCATCGTTGTAATAAATATCCAAGTATCGCAGCTGAAGACGACCAGTACGATTACCAATAAAAGTGTTCTCGGTCGCTGTTCTGCTATACGGCATAAGTTGAGGCGGTTGGTAAGTAAACGTAAATTTCTCGCCAAACACCCAAGAGCTGCTTGAGAAATCACCAAGGCTGTCGCAAACAAAACTGGTAACACCTGCAGGAACGTTATTAGCCACGATCCAACGTTTTTCAGATTCCGTACTACTTGCACTGTTTTGTTTAATTACGACAAATTGACTGGGGTTAACAGTCCTATACGGCAACGTAACGGTTGTTTTGTTGGTAGCTGCAGAGTAGCTAAAAGTTGCAGTGCCAATGTCAGTAGTAATAGAACTAGAGATCTGACGATCAAGTAAGAACAGATCACTACTGTTTTGAGGCGGTCTAGAGGCGTTAATGCCCTCAAGGTAATACTCAGTGTTAGCACCGTTAACGTAGCTAGCCAGTTTGAACAGAGTACCCTCAACAAAGTCACACCAGTAAATGTTCTTGTTGGGGAAAGTCCATTTATGCCAAGCGTTTTGTCTGTTGGTCAAAGAGCCACCAGAAGCTTCCCAGAAGAATTGATACACATACAGAGAATCAGGATCGTCCTTGCTAAGAGCAATCAGATACTGGTCTGTACGGCTTACAGCAAGAGAATCAATGTTTTTAGGAATGTACTTAGGAACCGTTTCAGTAATTACTGCGGTTTGACCCAGGTTGATACCAACGGTACGGTCAGTCGTAATAAACGTATGAAAACCAGTGAAGTCACCTTCTTTAACAGGGAACAACACCTGAGGACCCACCTGTTCAGGCTTTACGTTTGGCTCCATGCTGATGGAACTAATACGACCCACAGAGGCTGTCTCAGGGCTAAACGTAACGTTGTCACCTGAGTACAGGCGGAACTGGTTTTCGTTAGAGAACAGCACAAGCTCGTCCTGCTGCTGCAATGCGTAGTTCAACACAGCAACATCGTTACTGACAGCAGTGAGGTCAATAGGATCGCTGTCTACAACTTGAAGGGCTGACTGCTGCCAGAAGTTGTAATAATCTCCAGACTCACTCAGGATAACGTTTTCACCGCTGACAAACCCAAGGCGGTTCTTGAAAAACACAACGTCGTTGATTGTGTTATTTACAAACGAAGGTCCAGGAAGTTCATCCTCATCACCAGCTAAACGCCTGCCCCAACCAGGAAGCGTAAATGAAACAGTACTGTCGGTATAGGTTGTACCGCTAAAGGGTTGGAACGTAAACCGTACAAGGCCGTTAGCGTTCCGGTAATAGACAAACGCATGAGGCATCGTGTTGTCATCTAGAAGCCCTCTAGAGCCCCATCCAGAAGCCTCTTCCCACACACCACGACCAAAGTCACCATTAGTTGTGGTGTTCTCAGCGTTAAACGTCAGGTAGTACGAGCTTTGATCTGAAGAGCCATCAGGAGCTACAAGGACCGTATAGCCCTCCCAGGAGGTCGGAGGAAGCTCTGTGATGCTGGTAACTTGATTGGTAAAACCAGACATCAAAGTATTGCCACGAGCGTCAGCAGCCACGATGCTTTTGATGTATCGAGAAGAGCTGGTGAGGCCAATCAGGATTTGAGAGCCTTTGACTTCAAAAGTCAGTTGATTGTTGATATCAACTTGATCAAGACCGTCTCCAAGAGTGTAAGTATGAGAACCATTAGCAGTTGCGTTTACAGCAACACCAGCTTCTGTAACAAGAGTCAAAGTATTAGCACCGCTAACTCTTGTCACAGTGCCAACAAAAGTATTAGCAGGGATACCAGTACCAGTAATTAGTTCACCCGGATAAACCTTTTTGATGTCAGCATCGGTAACACTAGTAATAGTTGAACTGCCAGTAGTTACTGTGCCTGTAATAGTTTCAGTCCAACTAACAAGGCGAGCAGCGATGTCTTCTGAACTGACAACGTTTGGATCTCCAGCAGAGTCAGTAAGAGAAGGAGTTAGGTAGTGACCGTTGATAACATCACCGTTATCAAGCTCAATATCAACTTGATACAACGTGTCGTAATCAACCAGCTTGACCCATACCTGAGCTTTGGTAGGGCGGTAGGTAGAGCTGATGGTGCTGATGTTGTATCTAGTAAGAGTCTCTGCTGCGTCGTAAGAGACTTCTTTTTGGACGTTAGTTATGAAGACGTAATCCTGAAACGACGTAGCCCTAAACCGATCACGAGCCCTGCCAGATCCACGAAGGTAACCAAGATTGGTGGAGGTAATGTTGGCAAAAGTTTGCTCAACGGGCACAACGGAAGGAAGAATACCGCTAATAGGTTCAACATTGGAGACGCCAGTAACAAACGTGTAGCTTGACTCAACAGTCAGCGTTACTCCAGTCGTTGTAGCAGTTGCATTTTTGCTAAGAGTGATGCGAGAGCCAGCAGTATCAATATCAACAATTTTGGTTCCGCTAGGTACACCACTACCTGTTACACCAGCTCCGACAAACAAATCTGTCATAGAACTGACAGAAGTCACCACAGCAGAACCACTAGTAATATTCCCAGTACGAGATACGGTACGGCTGTCGTCAGCAACAATGAGAATAAATCGCTCGTCACTACTACGGTTGTAGACAAAGACCCACGCCTCATTCCACTTGATGGGGTTGGTCAGTGACAAGCCTCCAGCGTTCTTGGTCAGCGTATCAATACGCTTTACAGGTACAGAACCAAGACGCTTTTTAAGACCTTCAACAAGATCGCAGTTAGCGTTTTCAAGAACTTTGGCAAAGCCAGGCAGCACAAAGCTATCGGCTTGTTGGTTTACACCCTTATTAAGGGGACCAATGATTTGGCTAAAAAGTTCTCGTGACATCAGCGATCAAGAATGTCGGGACCAAAAGTAGTAGTCACACGGCCACCATACAGATCATCAGGACCACTGATGAAGTTGTAGTTCTGGGCCATGTCCTCAGTACGCTTCAGGATTTGCAAAGCGTTCTTTTCATCATCAGCCGTATAGCTTTCAATACTCGCAGAGGTCACAGCACGGTTAGCAAACATCCGACCAGCACGGATCATAATGTACCGCCGACCAGTCTCAGGGATGCTGTCCCACTCCAGCTCTTCCACAATCTCAGCAACTAGATCACTAGTACCACCAGTAACGCTGATACCAAGACTGCCTCTCAAGTCATATGTGTTTTTAACGCGATCAAAAAGCCGAAGACCGCGAAGAACAAACCTTTGAGAGGGATACGACAGCGGATTAAACCGTACAGCCAAGGTGTTGCTAGGAAGCTGGGATTGGCCTGTAGAAGCGTCCAGAGGAATGGAGTCATACAGCATTGTGTTCCAAGACCACCCTGCGCCTTGAACCTCACGGCTAACCTCATCCAAGGTGCGCTCTGCAAGACTAGCGTCACCAGTTAGTGGTGGGGTAAGAGAGTTAATAGGTGCTTCACCAATAATGGCAAGCAAAGTGTTAACTGCACTGAGTTTACTAGTCGCCATTTATTGCAACAAAAAAGGGGAAGCATTTGCCTCCCCTCATTGTATTGGTAATTAACTAGAAGCTAGTTAATCAATACGGGTTGCCATCGTGAAGCAGGCTGACTGCACACTCAGGACGCAGGATACCGTGACCCACGGCATAGCTAGCAACCATCATGGTCGATTGAGTCATGGCCTTGTACTCAGAGCCAGTCATCTGCATCGACACATCCTTCAGAGCCACAGTACCAACAGCTTCCTTGGTGAAGCAGAGACCGAAGCAGTTAGCGATGGAGGAGGTGTTACCCTGCTCATCCTGCCAGTAGTCGTTGTAGCCAGAAGCAGCTTGACCATCAGAGCCGTCACGGCCATTGATGTAGTTAGGACGCTCACCACGGGTGGTAGCAGCCTGGTTGCTGAGACCAGCGTAGGTTTGGCTAGAGGTGTAGCTATTGATGCCCAGGTGGTTGCTGGTCATCAGGCGGAAGCCAGCCACAGAAGCAACACGGTTTTGGTAGATCGAGCCGTTAGCACCGCCAGCAGCGTTGAAGTCGGTGTTGATGGCACGGTCGCTGTTCAGCACGTCGTAGTAAGCACCAGGGCTCAGGACGCACACACGGCCTTCCTTAGGAGCATCCTTCTCGTCCAGGGCTTGGCAAGCCTTGAACAGGTTCTCCACGATCAGGTCGCCACGAGCGTTGCGATCAGCAGCACCGTTCAGGTCAATACCGGTGAACGAAGTACCACCAGGCATCCGGTTCAGAACGAAC